CTTTTCAAAATTTTCAAATCGAACCGAATTCAACAATTGAATGGATTCCAGTTCTTGATTGATTCCCTTGTCAAGGTAACGATTGACAATTGGTGATTCGTATCCGTAAAAATGTTCTTTTGCTAATTGCTCAATATAAGATTTCGCCGTTTGCGACAATAATTCGCCCTTGCTTCGGGACGTTGTCATCAATTTTCCGATTTGTGATGCTCGCCATTTCATAATTCTAATAAATTTACTTTAACATTCATCCAGTATAAAAAATCCCGCGATTTTGGATCAAGGTCTTTCAAAACCTCATGCACCAAAATAAGCGCGCACGCTTTACGCGTAATCTTTGTTTTTACCTTGTCGCTATATTCGACAACATCAAACAAATCGAAAAGGTATTGCGCGCGCTCTTTTGCGTTCATTTTACAATTGGTTGATTTGTTCGGTTGTTAGTGAATAAGTTCCTTTCAATTTCTCAACGGTAAATTTGCCTTCTGCAATGGCTTTTTTTGCGTTTTGAAAACGTTCGTCGTCAATTGTCGGTTTTGTACAAGGTTTACTCGCCTCGTTGCCGTCGTCGTCGATTGCTTGTAATGACAATAAAGATTGCAACGTTCCACGTCTAAAATAAGTAATGCAAGCCAACGTTTTTTGAGGATCGGTAATGTTTAAAGGAATATCCATAAATGATTCGGTTGATTCGCCCGTTTCGATGTCAACAATAATCGTGAACACGGTGTTTCCTTTGACTGGTTGCAAAAGAATTAAATCATAACTTAAAAGAATCGGTTCGACCGTTTCCAACAACGCGTTGATGTCCGCGTAATTCTTTTTGAAATGTGGATTAATTGCATTCTTTGAAACCTTACCAATGTGTTGTTTTGCTGAATGCAATTTGTGAAACAAACCTTTCGGTTGTTCCGTTGTGACCGCTTCGGTCGTTTTTCTTGTTGTCGCCATAATTAAGTATTTAAAATTTCACCAAAGATAAAAATAATTTTCATTCGTGCAACATAACAACATCAAATTGTTAACAAATCTTTGTTGGTAATTATCCAAGTATCCGATTTGAATTGAAAAAATGGTCCATCGAATTCGCCTTTTTTCTTGAAAATTTTGATTTCATCAAATCGATGTCGTGAAATTGCCCCCTTTATCCATGCGCGGGAATAATCATTCAAAACATCCACGAAAATAAAATAGTCACAACGTTGTTTTGAATTGTAGTTTGACAAATGACAATTGTTTTCCAGTTTAGGAATTCCATTCCTTGCCAGCGTTTTTACCTCGACTTTAAATCCTTGAATCAATAAATCAAAATTGAAATCTTGAGCATGAATTACCTTTCGTCCTTTGCTCGAATAGTAATCAAACACCACAATTTCCCCCAGCGCCCCGGTCAATTTTCCGTCACCCTCGCGAATGGAATTGTTCAAGATTCCAAAATCAAACAAGATTTGCGCCCGGTCGCGCTGGTTTTGGCTTATTTCAATTTCAATCATTTGTAAAGGAATCAAACCATTCGACAAACGAATCGAAATCGCGCGCAATTAAGTAAACACCACCAGCGCGTTCGATGTCCTCTTGATATCTTTTTTGCGCTTCGCTTTGTCGATCCTTCCCCACCTTAACCTCGATTTTCACCGAACGTCCTCGAATGGTTGCGGAAATGTCCGCGCTTCCTTTGGTTGTTGTTGATTTCGTCCAGGTCACACCAATAAGTTTCCCGCCCGTGGTTCGTTTTTCCCTTGCAACCCCCATTGTATTAATTCTTTCGGCTTGGTATCCGTTGTATTGAATAAACGATGTTATTGCCTTCGTCAATCCGTTAGATGTCTTGTCGTCCCATTTCGTTTTAACGTGGTAAGCTGGCGGGATTGATGGGTATCGTTCCACGTCATGCGCTAATTTCAACGCGTCAAGACGTTGTTTGTTTTCTTTATTCACGATATATTGTCATTTGTTGTTTTCTATACGCATTTTGGTCTGCTTCAATATCTTTTCTAAATTTTTTCCCACGCACTCTTTGAAAATAATTGAACATCCGCTTCGTTTATATCATCAAATAATGTAATGATATTTTTGTTTAATTCAATTTTCCATAGGTTAATATCATCACTTGCCTTAAATCCTACGTGGTTTATTTTACCCTTTTCCCATACTGCATAATTTTCAAAACCTAATGCCTTCCAAAATTTATTACTTTCTAAATCTTGTCGGCAACGTAAAGTAAAACCTACTCTATGGAAATGCTCACAAAATTGTCTACAAACATCTAATAAGGCAGTTCCATAGTGTAATCTTCTTGCATCATTCCGAACGGCAATTTGTTGTATTTTACCATACTTGTATGCTCCTTTGCCAGGTGTTATTAAAACATACCCAACCGCATCATTGTTGGCTTCACAAATAAATACAACAAAGTTGCGTTGCCCTCCAAAAACATATTTATCCCATATCGTCTTTTGAATAAACCCTACCGCATAGGAATTTTCTTTTTGAAGCTTATCTATTAAAAGAATATCTTTTATTGTCGAAGTTCTTACAGATATATTTTTTATTGTGTCCGAATAAAGCACGTTTATCAATCCAGTTGAACAATCGAATTTTCCTAATTTCATAATTTATTTATTTAATAATTTTTTTCATGGCAACCCGCGGAATTGAATATAAAGCGCGCCAGCAATACCGACGCAAAGACAACCAACCGCACCCAACAAGCCGAAAAAATAACAAGCCGACCACCACATCAAGATGGTTAATAAAACAGCAAAAAAAATAATCACTTTCATATATTTAATTTTAATCGTTTGTCGAAGGTGAACCAGCGGTTAACATGAAGTATCGCCCGGAATGATTGTGTCCTTCGGTGTATTTATAACCTTTAAAAATAGCATATTCCCGAACCCATTTTTTGAATTTTTGCGTTGACAAATCTTTGAACGAATTCGTTTCACTTTGGAATTCTTGTAGTTTGGTTTGATTGTAATTGTAAACGTCCAAAGGAATGTTGCCTTCGCGGGTGAATTCGAAAAAGTCCTTGCAAGTTGATTGAATGAATCTTTTCGCGTCCGCGTTAATGCTGGTTGTTTTTATCAAGCGATTGGTCAAATACTTTTGCAAGTTCGAAATCATGTAATTGTCAAACCGCGACCAATCGTCACCGTCCCATGAATCAAACAACATTCGTTTGTATTCGTCTTCCGGTGAATGATTCGCATTAAAATACTGGAAAAATTCGATTTCGTGCCGTCGGCGATCATGCGATGAACCCGCGCCATTTATAACGTAATTCGTTGTAATTACAATTTTCGGCGCCCTTGTGAATGGAATGTAAATTTCATCTTTGTTTTTGCGATTCACGGCGATTCCTTGCGTCACAATTGAAAACAATTGTTCAAAATCAAAGTTCTTTTTTACGTCATCGAATGCTAAAATTTGCGTATCTAAATTCACCCGCTGGTATACGAAATCATTTTTCATTGAACTGAATTGTTTCCCGTCAATGGTCACAATATTTCGAAAGTAACCAAGCGCCGTCAACATCAAAGATTTTCCCGAACCTCCGTTTGCGTTGTCGTCGATTTCTTGATCGTTGAAAATGATTGCTTTTTGTTCGGTCTTGTCTTTGAAAGTGTGCATCAAATAACCCAATGTAGATTCCAGCGCATCAATTCGTTGGTTGTCTTTGTTTGACACCTTACAAATGAAATCTTGAAAATCATTTTTGAATTCCTCAACTGGCACAAAGTCACGGTTCAAGATTTGATTTTCCCAAATATAACCGTCAATGTCAATGTACGATTTCAATGTGACGTCTTTTTTCGTGACGACCACAACACCATTTTTAAAAGGAATATACGAAAGGTCTTTGCTATCTTGTAACATCTTTAAATCGATGCTTTCCAACATATTTAAATGATTCTCTGAAAACAAATACGTTGATCTTGAACAATAATTCCACACGGCGATTTCGCCCCGGTCCCGTAAATAATTTAAAACGAAATCTTTGATTTGTTCGACCGCCGACAAACGTACTTTGTTTTCATTTACAACCACGAACGTAGGGGACAACGCCCGTTCCGGGTAATATTTCCCGAATCCATTCTTTGCCAAAAAATGCGAATATTCGTTCGGTTCAATTATTATTCGTTCCCCTTGTTTTGTTTGAATTACTTTCCAAAATACGTCGTTGTTTGTTTGAATTTCTTCCTTTATTTCATCTAATTGTTCGTTATCAATGTTCAATTCGCGTTGAATGTCAATATCTGAATGTCCTTTTCGAATTTTCATTTTTGCTTTTGCCAGCTTGTCGACGTCTTCAAAATATTTAGAACCGAATTGAGCAATTCGGTAGGCGCTTTTAATTGTGTTAATCAATTCGCTTTGCGTGAACGATTCGTCAACATAGTTTTTCAAATGGTATTCGGCGACGTCGCGCATTATTCCGAATTCGCATAGACAAGCGGAAACGTTGAAAATGTAATTATTTCGGTTGCCTTTCGTGAATTTACCCCCAAAATCGAATTTAAAAATGCGGTCAATGATTTTCCCTTCATCGGTCAAACGGCAAATCGGAGCGCGTTCCTTATAAATGTAACCTTGTTCCTCTTCGATTTTTGTAAATTCATCGCAAAATTCATTAAGATACGCGTCGGGATCGTAGGATTCGAAACAAACACGCGAAACGTTTTGACTGGATGAATCAAAATAATCAGAATTAAATTCCTTTTCAAGCGCTTTGAATCGTCGCTTGTGTTCATCTTTACTTGATTTGGGAATCTTGACAACGACTTTCAAACCTTTATTTGACGGCGACGTGAAAACCATGTAAACGAATGGCAATAATTTGAACCTTTGTTTGTCTTCGTTCATGGTTGATTCGTCCAGGTAATCGTCAAAGTCAAGAATACACAACCCGGAATGTTCAATCAAACCGTTGTCGGTTCGCTCGTTAAACGTTCCGTTGAACTTAATTGCAAGCAATGAATTTTTTAATGAACGGTAACTTTCCAAAGAATCGTCCATTTCACGCAATCGGTTAATTTTAGATATAAGTTCGGGATAACCTTTTTTGATTCGGTTGTAAACATCGACCACGTTCATCGTATACGGTGTTTCCTTTGCGTTGAATAGTGACTTGAAAACGGAAATGTTCGGAATCATTATAATATCAAATAAAAATGGGACGACCTTTCAACGATGGCGCGCGTTTACTCGGTCGATCCCATTAATAAATTTTTTTGTTGTTGCGCCATGGTCACAAAACTAATTATTTTTTTCATTCATAATCAATCCGCGACAAAAAAATATTTTTGTAACGCGTTTTGTAACGGCTGAAAAGCAATGTGGTATTGACTTTGAACCAAAGCGCGACAAAATTACAAAACTTTTGACCCCCTCCCCATTGTTTTTTTCAAATTTTTGCTGGCACCTGGGTAAAGGGATTCGTAATTTTGTAACGTTGTAACGCTCGGACAAAAAAAAACACCCCATTTTCACGGGGTGTCTTTCAAGCAAATTAAAACAAAACTATGTTAATGCAAATATAAGCGAAATATCTTTTCGGTTGTATTTTCCATTTAATTTTTCAATCATGCGTTTCGAAAATTTACCTTCAATCGTTAACGTTGTTTCGTTACAATGGCAATCGTAAATGTATTTTTTTGATACGCGTTCCGCTTCGATGTCAAGTGTTTGTTCGAGCGGGTGAATTCCGCGCAAATATTCCATGTCACGAATTTTCCACCAAAATTTATGTTGTTTTATCCCGTGAATTACACTTGAATGGTCACGATTAAACATTTCACCGATCGCCGTTTTTGTCATGTTCCCGCGACTATCCGCAACCGCCATAAGAAAATAACGTTTGTATGTGAATTCGCGTTTTCGATTTGGTTTGTCAAGCTGGTATTCTTGAATTAATTCTTTGATGTCTTGATTCATATCTTTTCAATTACAAAGTGACCAAATCGGTGCGTTCCTAATCGATACAATTCGCGCGCTTTCCAGTTTGCCAGCGCTTCGGTTGGGAATGTATACGATTCTTTTAATGTCTTGTTGTGGAAATATAGTAGTTTATACATTATTTTGAAGTTTAATTTCACAAATTTTTAAGTAAAGTTCGACGTTAAATGATCCGCCCTTGTCGAATGCAAAGGACGGTTTTGACCACCAGCGAATAATTGCGTGTAATGTCATGGGTTTAAATTTTTTCATTTTAATAAGGTTTGTGTAATTCATAATAATAACATAATTTTCGAGCGCTTTCCTCGGAAATATATTCGTAAAAATCAAAAACATCCGGATTGTCGAGCATGAATTCTTTTATTTCATTTTCAATTTGTTTTTCTTGTTTCCGGGTTAATTTGATTTCGATTTCATGACCATTTTCGTCGTTTGTAAAGGACCAAATTTCGGTGAAATGAAGGTCAAAATCGACCGTTCCGAATTCGTCCATAATTATGACATCTATTTCAAACGTCACCGAACCGTGTACATTTTCGATTTGAAAATCGAACCAATGTTTGTCGATTGAATTTACCATGTTGCTATACAATAAAAGATTAATAAAAAACCGCTTGCCATGAACCCGACCAGTAACACAAAATCAAGTATTATTTTTGTATATTCGTTCATAATTCATCGACTTTAACGGTTGCGACATCCCATGTTGTTGTTGCCAAAATTTCGTTGGCATATTTATACGCTTCGATGAAATCGAATTGTTCGGTGACCTTGTGAAACATTTCGTTTCCGTCGTGGTCGAAAAATGTAATTTTAAAAGTTTCCATGATTATAAGTTTTCAAAGGTTTGAATTAATAAACATTCACAATGTGCAATTGCCATTGCATTTTTGTATTCGTTGTCCTCGTCATTAAAGTAATCGAACGCTTCAGAATCGGTTGTAATTGCGCTAACCTCGACGCCGTTAACGATTCCGCTAACTCTATAATGTCCGTAGCTTTTTGTCCTTTCAATTTTCATATTTTCAGTTTTCATAATTTTGTTTTTTAATTGTGCGTTACGGATGCGCACCCCCCGATTTGTTTATTTATATCATTTTAATTAATTCAACTTTTTCAAGATCATAACCTAATTCAATTAATGTATCTAAATAATTATTTAATTCGATTGCTGGAATAGTTACGATTTCATTTTCGGTTAATTTTAAAATTGCTTTCATAGTGTTTTTTTTAAATTTTGTGCCTTATTGACCTTACGAAATTACTTTTCTTTTTTATATCTGCAAATTATTTTGCACGTTTTTTTACATTTTTTAACAAAATAATTTTAAAACCCTTATAAAATAAAGGTTTTGATTCTTAAAAAATATGTGTTAAACGGGCGATTTGACCGTGTTCCGGGTGATGAATGAACCCTTCAATCGCTTTTGGCGAATGCTGGTAACCGTTTCGATGATGCCACGAATCCGTTCCCGACGGTGAACGCAAAGATTCAACGGTCACGCCGATGAAATCCTTTGACATTTTGTGGTGAACGTGGTGTGTGTAAACGTAACGGTGTTTCGTTTTCGCCCATTCAAGCGGGAATTCTTGCGCCATCAACAACGGCAAATCTTGTAATTTCGCCCCGTCGCCGTGTGTTGTTCCGATTAAACTTGTCCCGTATTGAAATGCTTTTCGATGCGAAATCGAACAATCAAATGTAATGTTTTTGCAATTACGAAACCATGATTGAATAACATCCGCAAGGAAAAACCCGTTCGTGTAATCATGATTTGACGGATTGAACGTGAAATGAACGTCCGCGATTGTAATTAATTTTTCAAGGATTTCGACGTAAAGCCGTTTCGCGTTAATAAAGTTTTCATACCACATTCCGTCGGTGTCTTGTGGTGTTCCCGCGGTTGTTTGTCGTTTCGGCGTATCAATGTGCAAAATGTCATTTCCTCCGATGAATAAAATCTTGTTGATTTGGAATCCGCTTGACTTGTCCAAAATTCCTTGAACGCCTTCGTGAACGCGCTTGACCGCGATTTGTTGATTGTATTCCTCGCCCGTTTCGAATGCGGTTGCCAGTTTTCCGATATGAACGTCCGCGGGATCAATGACCAACAAATGACCATCCTTTGATTTGGTCCTTTTGATTGTCGGGTAAACTGGGGAATGTTCTTCAATTGACTTGATTATGTCAACGCGCAACTGTTCCATTTTTCCGAATAGTTCGTTTTGATATTCGGGATTTTTAAAAAACAAGCTTGTATTCTTTGATTTCAACCAACCATGTTTGACATTTTTCACGTCGATTCCTTGGTCGTCGCATTCGCGCTTGATTCTTCGATATTGCGCAACAACCTCGAATTCTTCGCGCGTTATTCGTGGTCTAAATTTCACCCCTATATTTTAAAAATAAAGCGATCCGATTGAAAACCGATGAATTCAACATGAATCGTAAAACAAAACCAAGAATGAACGCAATCAAAACCAACAACCAATTGGTTCGATATTTCACAATTTGGTTGTTTTTTATTTTCGCTTGTTGTCGAACAATCTTGACCTCGGTATCACCTTTGATTTTCAAGGTCTTGATTCGTTCCTTGTATCGAATTCGTTCTTGAAATTTCGTTGTTGGAACGTATAGGTTTCTATATTGTATAACCGTATCGCGATACGCGATAAATTTTTCGTAAACAATCGAATCGTTGACAATTACCGGGAATGAATCAACGGTTGCGATTCGAATTGTGTCGGTGTCTTGTGTGAATTTAGCGCCGTGTTTTAGCGCTTTTCGGACGTGGTATTGTGCTTTGCGTTCAGATGAACACGAAACAAGCGCGAACGCCAGCAAAATAATAAAAATCAACCTCATATTTCGAGTAAAGTGTACGAAAATTTATTGCCGTGTATTTTAGACGCCTTTTTGCAAATGAACATGAACGTTTCGAAATCTTTTGCGCGCTTGAAAACTTGGCAACCTTCAGACCAATTTTCAACCCAAGTGGAATACGTACCCGCTTTATGGATGTTTATTCCAAACATTCCCGTATCCGTTTTGATTTCGTCAAACTTTAGGTCTCGGTTAGCATCGCGCCACACCGTAACGTTCCCTAATCTTTGACAAAGCGCGTCGTACTTTCCTCGATGTTTATCGATTGCCCAAACGCCTCGATATTGACCCGCAACCAACCGCGCGACGCCTTTAGGATTGCCGAATTTTTCAACACCTTTTTTTCCCGGATCGGTCGTCGCGTTCCAGCAAAAAAATTGCCACGTTCCGTTTGCATCTTTGAACGAAATTGTAATATGGTCGTCAAAGATATTTGTCACCTTGTCGGCAATGCTGGGTGAATTGTTTCGAACGCCAACAATATTCACGTCGTAACCTTTATTCGAATGGTCTTCGAACCATTTAAAACCCTTTTCTTTGACCGCCTTTTCGATTTGTTCCCTTGTATACATAATTTAGTTTTTAAACTCGTCCCATTCTTGTTTTTTCGCCGTCAAAAATTCTTTAAATGACTTCAAAACATCTTTTCCCGTGACCTCAAAATAACTTTCGTTAATTGATTTGATTTCGATGAATGCACAAAAAAACGTAAATGCTTTCGTCAATACCAATTCAACCGATACAAATAAACCAATTAAATCGGAAATGACATATTTTTCAAGGAAATACACAACAACAATCCCGCCAGCGTAAAGCAATGATTTTGAAATTGTCCTTGCAAGTCCACGGGAACGAATCGATTTCCAACCTTTCAATTTTACGCTTCGCCAAACACCGAAACACAAGTCAATCCAAATGAACGCTATTGCAATTAAAACCATAGGTTTGACCGGTGCTAAAATCGAAAGTAAAGAAAGCGCAAAAATTGAAATTTTAGTTTTCATCCTTGTGTTGATTGACGTACAATTCGTAAATAATTTGGTAATTGTTGTAAAAAAATAAAGTCCATCCGACCATTTGCAAATAAAAAACGCCTTGAAACCATAAGGTGAACGCCAAAATATACGAGCAAATGAAATACATT